ATGCAAGACAAACTAATCACACGAGGCGGAGCCGGAAGAGGCCAGGGGCGCAAGCCGCTCAAGTCCGGTGAAGCCACCACACCTGTAACCATCCGCTTGGCTGAGAGCCAAAAGGTTAAGCTGGCCACGCTGGGCGGCTCCAGGTGGGTGCGTGAGCGAATCGACGAGGCTGAGACACCCAAGGTGGCCGGCGACTGATCTGCGAAGCCCTGGCGCAGTTCTACCAGGGCAACAAGGCGGCGGCCAAGGTGAGTGAGACCACCAAGACCGCCTGACCACATCAAAAATGGAGTTTGAAATGGCTATCGAAAGTGTAAGCGAGGGCGTAGCTTGTGCACGCGGAGAGCAATCGTTCATGAAGGGCAAAGCGCTGGCTGCCGCCATGGCAATGGCGGTCAGTACTGGCGGCAACGTCAGGCGCGAACTCGTTGCGGAATACCGCGGTGATGACACTGTTGAGCAGGATAATTTTGTGCGTAAGTACCTGGTCGTCCTCCTGGAAAGTCCTGATTTGCTCGGTGGCTTCTCCGCAGGCCTGACACAACTGCTCGAAGAGGGATTTGATCACCGGAGCGGTATTGCTCAGTCTGTGGCCGCAGTGTCTTATGAGGCGTGCCATTCTCTGCCGGGCGAAGATGGCAACCGCTGCACCGCGCCGCCCTTGAATGTTCAACTTCTCCAGTTCGGTCTCGCCAATTTGGCTGAGGAAATGACCACAGCCGAAATGAAGGAGGTGGCCCATGGCTGATTTTGATGGCGTCCAAACGGCATTCAACAACAGGCAGACGGTCCTGGTGCGAGGTAACGATGCGCGCTGTGTCTCGTACTGGGCAGAGGACGATGCAGGGCATGAGCAGCAGGAGGACGGGCCTACCTACATCGTGATTGGGCGCGGGGCGCCGGACGGCACACTGGTGAAGCTCGCGCAGCGCTATGGCTACGCCTTGGAGCTGCTGCAGGCCTTCCGGGATGGCCCTGGCAACGTATCAGCCCTGCAGTCGGCCTGAGCATCGCTATGTACGCCCTCTACCGACTCGACTGCAGCGACATACCTGCCGGTGATGCGCCGCACTTGAGTGGGCGCTTTGCGACTGCTGAGCTGGCCCTGGTAGAGGCGCGCCGGATCATTAATGACAACCTGCGCGAATCTTTGGCCGGTTCCACCAGTGCAGCCGATCTGCTGGGGCGGTTCATGGACTGGGGCGAGGTCGTATACATCCGTGGTGATCCAGAGGTCGTGTGGGACTCATTTGAGTACGCGACACAGAGCGCGCAGGTAATTTACGGAGGCAACTGAGCTTGGTCAACAAGAAAACGACAAGGGGCTATGAAGCCCCTTCCAAGAGTTTCCCTGATGCGCTCCGGGAACCCATTTACCCTGACTCCCCCCCGCCGCGAGAGCCGACATTCTTGGAGCAGTTCAAGGATGGCAATGCTGTCAGCCAACACGCTGATGCAATGCGCCGCTACTTTTTCGGAATCGCTCAGGAGATAGAAAAAAAGAAACACGCAAAGTTGCTGATGTTGGCTGATCACTTCGGCATCAGCCATGGGCATGATGACACATGGCTTAAGTTGTCTCTGAAGCTGGCTGAGCATTTCATGCCTGGATTTGAAGTAAGGCTGACCAGGGGTAAAAGAGGTCCGCCAGAGAAGTGGAATGAAATGCAGCTGGCCAAGCTGTATTGCAGCGTGATGTTGAAGAACAAGTCGCTTGAGGAGCGCGGCAACACGAAGTCATATGCCGCAGCGTGCTCCGTACTTTCAAAATCTGGCTACTGGAAGGCCGCAGGGTCCGGCAAGACGCTGCACAACAAGTTTGACGAGGCCAAGAAAACGAATCTCGTCCGGATGCTTGATAGGGTTGCTGATGATCCGAATTATGGGCATCGAATTTACAAAGACTTTTTGCAACAAATGACCGGCGACGTAGGAGAAATGCGCAAAATTGAATAAATAGCTTCCCGGCAATAGGTGCGCAGCATTTACCGGGAAACTTGAAAAATTAATCTCGGGTCATTCGTTCAACGAGGTGCCCGAAATGCAAATTAAGTTTCTTCGGATCAAGTCAGTATGCGAGCTGCTTGATCTGCCCTATCAGACATTTGTCGACCAGGTAAACAATGGCCTGTTCACCAAGCAGGTGAAATTGGGTCTTCGGGTCGCTGTGTGGCCAGCCCATGAAATTGAGGCCGTCATGCGGGCACGCTACGCCGGCAAGAGCGAAGAGCAAATCAAGAAACTTGTTCAGGCTCTGCATGACCAGCGCCAGACACCCAACGCGTTCAACGGCCCCGCCGCCGTCCTGGCCGCCGAGGCGCAGGCAGCATGAGCACCGCGAAGCAGTTCGAGACGCTGCGCGCCGAGGCCGCCCTGGCCGGTGTCACCCTAGTGGCATCCACTGATGACCGTGACCTGCCCATTTACATCGCCAGTCGCTGGGCGCTGACACGCACGTTCCTCACTCTGGCTGAAGTGGCGCATTGGCTCGCCATGGTCACCGGCAAGAAGGTGGCGATGCATGAGGAGGCCGCTGCATGACCGAAGCAGAAAGTTTTCTCATCCTGCAGGGCCAATGCTCGCTCTTCGACACGCCAACGGAACTTGTTCGTGTCACTTATGAGCAAGGTGCACCCGGATACCTGGCCACGCGAGCAGGATCCTCCTGGTTCACCCCAGACCTCGAGTCCATGCGTCTGCAGTTAGAAGCTCTGGAGGGTCGGACCATACCGCGCCCGGGCGTGGCCGCGAATGCCTTGGGCGGCCTGATGGACGCATTCCTGACCGGTCTGCAGGACGCCACCGCGCCGGACATGGACCACTGATAGCCATGGGCCTACTTCGCGATCACCTTCCTGAACCCGCCAGCTACTTTGAGAGCCAGGGGCTCGTGCTGCAGCCCGGCGCCAAATGGCGCACCACGCGCTGCGACTTCCATGATGGCAGTGACTCCATGCGGGTCAACGTCCAGACCGGCGCCTGGGTCTGCATGGCCGGCTGCGGCGCCAAGGGCGGTGATGTGCTGGCCTACCAGATGCAGCGCCATGATCAGCCGTTCATTCAGGCCGCCAAGGCCCTGGGCGCCTGGCAGGACGATCCCCGTGATGAAACGCAGCCCAGGCGCAAGCCCCTGCCGTTCCCCGCTCGTGACGCACTGGAGGTACTGGCAGACGAGGCCATGCTCGTGGCCGTCGCCGCTGGCAATGTTGCACACGGTGTGGTGCTCAGCGCAGTTGATCGGGCACGCCTGATGCAGGCCGCCGGGCGCATTAACGTGATCGCGGAGGCCAGCGCGTGAGCAAAGAATCCACCATCATCACCATCGACAGCAAGATGAAGCGGCCCAAGTTCAAGCTGCTCGACTACGCGCTTGCTGAAGACTTGGACCCAGATTCCACCGAGTTCGCTGATGAGCTGGTCGAGGGCCTGCTGGCCAAGCGCTCGATCTCCGTCCTGTACGGCGACTCCAACAGCGGCAAGACCTTCCTGGCAATCGACCTGGGGGCCGCCGTGGCCCGCCAACTGCCCTGGATGCAGCGCAATATCGATGGTGGCATGGTTGTCTACCTGGCCACCGAAAGCCCGGAGAGCGTACGCAACCGGCTGCGGGCCTACCAGAAGCACCACGGCGTGAAGATCCCGAACTTCATCGTTGTCAGCACACCCATCAACCTGTACGAGAACCCGGCGGACGCCGCGGCCATCGTGAACATGATCCAGACGATCGAGGTCGAGCGCGGCTGCAAGTGCGAGCTGGTGATCGGTGACACGCTGGCCCGGATGAGCGCCGGCGCGAACGAGAACAGCGGCGAGCACATGGGCATGGTGCTGGCCCAGCTGGACCGCGTGAAGACCCAGGGCAAGACTGCCGTGGCCATGATCCACCACACCGGCAAGAACGCCGCCATGGGCATGCGTGGATGGTCTGGCATGCGGGCCTTCATCGACACCGAACTGGAGGTGACCACCAGCGAGGCCTCAAGCGACCGCGTTCTGGAGATCACCAAGCAGCGCGACATTGGCGGCAAGGGTGACCGCTTCGGGTTTCGCCTGGACACCGTGGCCATGGGCCTGGGCAAATGGGGCAAGGAACGCACATCGTGCGTGGTCGTGCCCGCCAATGCACCCATTAGGGCCCCCAAGAGCAACGCGAAGATGGGGCAGACCCAGCAGGCCGTCATGGCGCTGCTGCGCGGCGCTGAACGCAACATGCGCATCACCGAAATTGCCGAGGCCCTGAAGCCGCAGGGCGTCTCCAAGACCAGTGTCTACAACTCCGTAGAGCGCCTCCGGGATGCCGGACTGGTGGAAGTTTCCACCGGATTGGTACATCTGAATGGGGGTAAATCGTGATTCACGTCATTCACGTTTGTTCACGCGTGAATGCCCATGAACGTTCACGTTTATTCACGCCGCCCTTTAGGGGCGTGAATAACGTGAATGGGGAAACGGTGGAATTGGCATGAATGCCAGCACCGCCATGCTGATCCACACCTGGAGCGTAGGCAAAAGGTATCAGCTGACCCTGACCGTCCCCTTCCCGGTTGCTGGTGTTGTGACCGTGGCCACTTGCGAATGGGCGCCATGTCTGCCCCAGACCATGAACCAGCGCGAGCGCCGCGACTACCTGCGCGGCCGTGCAAAAGCCATCGAAACCCTGTTGAAAACCGGCCTTTTTGATGCCGATTCGCTTGAAAAAGCATAGCAGGAATCGAAAGAAATCGTGCAGCCATGCGGGTTGCCCGGTAGTTCCCCCCGTTTTAACCACTGAAAGAGAGAAAGCCATGAGCATGCAACGATTCCCCTCCGCCGTCCGTTCCGCCACCCTGATCGGTGACGACAACGCCAAGAACCCTGGCAATGTGGGCTGCAAAGTCCATTTGCGTGTGTCCGCCGTGCCTGGCGTGGATACCGTGCAGGTTGTGATTGAAGGCAAGGACTCGCTGTCCGGCCTGTACTACACGATCCTGCAGGGCGCCGTTCAGGTGGCCGCTGGGCTGTTCGTCTATACCGTCTACCCTGGCGTGGCCGCCGTGGCCAACGTGTCCGCGTCTGATGTTTTGCCCGATACCTATCGGGTACGCGTGGTGCACAGCGCCGGCACGGCTTTCACCTATTCCATGCAGATTGTGGAGATGTGAGATGCCCATTTCTATCTCGACAGATCCAAGCGATCAAACGCGCGACGCCGCCTGGTTTGAAAACGAGGCCCGCATGAAGGACCCGGCGTACTTCAACCCGCAGGACCCTATGCACGAAATCGTCAAGGCTCAAGTCAAGGGGTATTTCTCAAGCCAGTACCAGAACTCGGGCCCGGTCAATCGCTCTGCGATGCCGTTCTATATCGACACCACACCACCCAACCAAAAGTAATCGACCATGAAAAAGCAACCCACTAAGACCGAGGCGGTCTACATTGAAAACAGCATCACGCAAGCGCCCTGCGTCTCGATCGCGCAGGCCACTGCCATGGATATTAAGAAAAAGATCGAGGACTTCGAAGCCGAGATTGCCAAGACGGATGCCGAGATCCTTGGTGCCAATGAGCTGTTGCACGGCGGCTGGCGCGCCCAGTCCAAGGACCCCAGTGCGATGGAGCGAATCGCGGAAGACATAGAGCGCCTGCACAGGCGCAAGAAGATGCAGGAGACCGTGTGCACGGGCGCCGTTGCTGAGCTGGAGGCCGTGGAGCGCCAGATCACTGCCGACCAGATCCTGCGCGTGCGCGCCGATGTGGACCGGTTGATGGCGGCCCGCACAGCCACCGCGCGCAACATCACCGCCGTGTGCTTCCAGCTGGCCGCCATGGTCCGCGAGGTAGACGCAATTGGCGACCAGGTCAAGAATCTGTTCAGCCATGACCGCAAGCAGACCGGCCTGACCGCCAATGAAGTGGCGGGCCGAATCAACCGCAGCCCGCTGCAGTGGGGCATTGACGAGATTCTTTCGCAGCAGCTAGACCCAGCCTTGTGGAAATCCGAGCGCCCAATATTTGGCATCCAGGGCAATCTGGAGGAGAAGATGGCAGAGGCCATTGATGTCGAGCGCCGTGGCCTGCTGTCCTCCATGGACATGATCGTGGAGCAGTTCGCTGCTGGGCTCAAGGTCGAGGAGTAGCTCGCATGATCGACACCCTCTACCAGGACAGCATCGACAAAAGCCTTGATGACCAGCTCCAGCGACCCAAGTCCGTAGCGCCGCCACCGCCCAACCCCTTCACCTTTTCAGGGATTGGCAAGGCTGCAACCGTCGGCGCCGTGGGCGGCGGTGCAGCGCAAGCGATTGGCTCAGGTGCGGATATTCTGGGCGCATTTGGTCAGGTGCTGGGCGCGTCTGATGTCAGCTCCCAGGGCATGTTCTCCGGGTTCAGGACCCATGGCCTCTTGTCCGGCCCGACCCCGGCCGAGCGCACTCAGCGCGAGCAGGCCAACACCAAGATCCAGACTGAAGGCGTTGACTACAGCAGCGACGGCGGTGATCTGTTCCGCCAGCGGGCCGACGATCTGATGCCCAACCCCCAGACCGCACACGCCAGTGAAATGATCGTGGCAGGCGTTGGCAAGTCCGTGGTCAAGGCCATCGGCCATGCTGCCCTGTTTGGCCCAGCGGCCCCGATCAGCTTTGCACTGGATGAGGGCCTGACCGAGTCCGATCGCCTGAAGCATCTAGGCGTTGACCTGGAGACCCGCACGAAAGTGGGCGCGGTGACCGGCGCAGTGGCTGGCGCCTCACTGGTACTGCCTGTGGCCGCGCCCGGGGCGCTGCTCAAGACCACCGGACTGGTGACCGTGGCGGGCCCGGGCGGTTTCGTCACGCAGAACATCGCCAATCACGCCATCCTGGAGCACGCAGGCTACAAGGATCTGGCAAACCAATATGACCCTCTGGACCCGGTGGGCCTGGCCCTGTCCACGCTGGTACCGGCCGTGTTTGGTTACATGGGCTACCGTGGTGGCAAGCCTGTGCCATCGCCCAAGCTGCGTGATGTGGCCATGGGCATGGAGAGCGGCGGGCAGGACTTGGATGCCAACGGCCAAGTGCTGACCTCGCCCAAGGGCGCCAAGGGCAAGATGCAGGTGATGGACGCCACCAACCTGGACCCGGGCTTTGGCGTGCGTCCTGCAGCCGATGGCAGCCTCGCTGAGCGTGCGCGCGTGGGTGGTGACTACCTGGACGCCATGGTTACCCGCTACGGCTCAGAAGACAAGGCTCTGGCTGCCTACAACGCTGGCCCCGGCGCGCTGGACAACGCCCTGGCAGCGGCGACCAAGAAGGGCACCAGCTGGCTGGCAGAGCTGCCCGCAGAGACCCAGGCCTATGTGCGAAAGGGCATGGCCAAGCTGGGCCCTGATCGCGTGGAGCACGGTGTGCGCACCGCCATTTCCGATGATCCCGATGTGGTGATGGCCGCGCGCGTCAACCAGGTGAACGAGGCCGTCGACGCCATGCGCCTGACCCCAGACGATGACCTGGCCGGCATGAATGCCCACATCGATGCCCTGCAGCGCGCGCATGACCAGCTGGCGCGCGGCGATGATGTGCACGTGCTGGACCTTCTGCCGCAGGACCGGCTCAATACGGCTCGGATGATTGACGCGCTGGGCCGCGACACGCGGGATTCAGCTGCGCCAGTGCCCGAGCTGATTCGCGCCGTGCAGGCCGATATGACCCCGCCCAGGCGTGCCAATGGATCCATGGGCCAAGAGCCGCCCACAGTGCTGGCTCGGGGCGCTGATGTGCAACCCGAGCTCATGGCGAAACCTGCAACACCTGCAACGGCAGCTGCAACGCTGCGCGATGTGGTCGGCAACGATGCACCGCACATCGATGCTGCCACGCCCGCCTCGGATTCCATGGCCATGCGCAATCCAGACCGCCCGGTGCTGATGGATCACATGGACGAGAAGATGCCCAAGGCCCAGTTCATGGAGATGGTGCGCCGGGAGGCCGAGAGCGACACCAAGGACGCGCAGCTGCTGCAGGTTGCCGCCGAATGCTTCTTGCAGCAGGCCTAACCCCAATCACAAAAGGAATTCACCATGCATCAGAACTGCGTCAACAGCGTCAACGCCGCCGCCGGCCGCACGCTTACCGAGGCCCAACTGGCGAAGATCGAAGAAAGGCTGAAGGGAACCATGAAGCGCTTGGCGGTCAGCGATCCGAAGGCCTGGAGTGCCATGTCCAGGAGCGACCAAGTCAGGATGGGGGCCGAGGCGGCCATGCAAGATGTGAAAGCTGAGGCCGAGATGAAGGTCAAACGGGCCGAGATGCAGGCAGAGCGCACGGACGCCACCGAGCAGCGCGTGGCTGATTTTCGCCAGCAATATGGGGCCAGTCGCAGCCGGGCCCTTGTGCACGACATGCAGGCCACCAGCAACTATGTCGAGGCCATCAAAGTCCACTCCATTTCCCGTATGGCCGACCTGATGGATGCCGTCACCAACAGCGAGGGTGCGACCGCAGGACGCCGGGTGATGATGTTCTTGTTCGACGCCGAAAATCCGCACATGACCAAAGACTTGGTCGCCGAGATCTTCGGTAATGGGGACGGCCGCACCGGCAACAAGGTGGCACAGGAAGGCGCGAAGGCCTGGCTCACGGTAATTGAAGAGCTGCGGCAGCGCTTCAACGCAGCAGGCGGCGACATCCGCAAATTGCTCTACGGCTACATTCCACAGCCTCATGATGCAGTGCGGATACTGAAAGCTGGAGCTGATGCGTGGACCTCCAAGGTGTTGCCAATGCTGGACCGCGCCCAGTATCTGAACGAAGATGGCACGCGCATGAATGACGCCCAGGTGATGGGCTACCTCCACCAAGCATGGGAGACCCTCTCAAGTGAGGGAATGAACATGCGGGAGGCCGGGGCCTTTGTTGGTGAGGCCGCCCGTGCCAAGAAAGGCGGCGAAGCTCGGGGGATTCATTTCAAGAACGCAGACAGCTACCTGCAATACATGGGAGAGTTTGGCCGCGGATCTCCCTATGACGCGATGATGGGACACATTGGCAGCCTGTCCCGCAGCATCGGCCTGGTGGAGCGCTACGGGCCCAATCCGAATGCACAGATGCGGCTGCATTTCGATCTGGCTGACAAGGCCGATGGAAAGCTGCAGCGCGTTGGAATGGGTCTCGGCCCTTTCCGCGTTGATCCAAAGGGACTTTGGAACATCGTCAATGGCAATGCCTCTGCGCCAGCTGACACCCTCTATGCCGCGGGCGGCAGCGTTGTTCGCAATGTGCAGGTATCCAGCAAACTGGCGGGCACTGTGATCAAAAGTCTGCCTGATCTCTCGACCTTCGTGAACACCGTGGGTTACAACAAGCTGAGTTACTGGGAAGCCATCAAGAACCTGAAGGCGGTGGCCACCAGTGCGGACGCGCGCGAGTTCATGGCCATGCACGGCCTAATTGCAAATTCAGCCATCCATGAAGTCAATCGCTTTGTCGTGGAAAACATCCGCCAGACCTGGAGCGGGCGGGTGGCCAACAGCACCATGATGCTCTCGCTGATGAATGCCTGGGATGATTGGTTGACGCGGGCATACCAGATGACCCAGATGGGGGGGTACGGCAAGCTGGCGCAGAAGAGCTGGGGCGACATCAGCCAGTGGGACCGCGCGCTGCTGGAGCGCAAGGGCATCACGTCGAGCGACTGGGCAGTAATCAACGGTGCCAAGTTGGACGAATTCAATGGCATGAAATTCCTGACCCCCGAATCAATCGTTGCCACTGGCCACCCAGAGGCTGTGCAGATCGCCACAAAGGTGCTCGCCGCAATACGCGAGGAAGCTGAATATGCCGTGATCAAGCCGGACCTGCTGACGCGCGGGGCACAGACTTGGAACGGCACCCAGGCGGGCACTGGAGTAGGTGAGATCGCGCGCGCCGCCATGATGTTCAAGAGCTTCCCCATCGCCATGATTACCCGCCATTGGGGTCGTATGCTGGACGCACCCCGTGTAACGGATGGGAGCGCCCCGGGCATGATGGGGGGACGGTTCGCCGGCAAGGGCGTGGGCCCGGTGCTTGTCAACCGCGTGGCGTACATGGGCGCGCTGAGCGTCAGCGGCATGGCCCTGGGCGCCATTTCCCTGCAGGCGGTGCAGATCATCACAGGCAAGGATCCAATCGACATGGCAGGCAAGCACGCAGCGGCCTTCTGGGCGAATGCTTTGGCAGTGGGCGGCGGGCTGGGCTTCTATGGCGATCTGGTGCTCAAGGACTCCAGCACGGACCGCAGCGCCTGGGACACCGTGGGCAAGACGCTGGGCGGGCCGTTGCTGGGCGATGCGGCCGACCTGTACGCGCTGACCAAGGGAAATTTTGACCAGGCAATGGCCGGCAAGGAAACCCATGCTGGCGCTGAGGCCGTGCGCTTCATTCGCTCCCACCTTCCCTGGGTTAACTTGTGGTACGCGAAAGCAGCCATTGACCATGCCGGCTTGCACGCCCTGCAAGAAAACCTTTCTCCGGGCTACCTGGCGCGCATGCGGGACCGTGCGCAGAAGGACTGGGGACAGGACATGTGGTGGAAGCCGGGCACCGACCTGCCAGACCGCGCGCCGGACCTGGGCGCGGCCGTTGGCCAGCGTTGAGGACCGGCATGGCCGATGTTTCCGAATTGCAGATCAAGTTAGGCATCAAGCGCATCAAGACGCCGGTGGACGTGCGAGATGAGATGGAGCGCGTTTACCGAGCCATGGCCAGAAAGCAGATCGAGTCCGCTGATGGCGCGCGGATGATCAACGCGCTGTCCATGCTGCTCAACACGATGGACCGGGCCAGCTACCAGGATGTGGTGGACGCGGCCGAAGAGTTGTTTCAACAAAGGGGGTAGGCATGGCTTCACGATTGACACCAAGGCTCAAGGAACTGCGCAAGAAGCTGGGCATGCTGCCGGTTGAAGCGGCGCGTCAAGCCGAGGAAAAAACAGGCGTTGAACGATCGACGGAAATGGCAGAGCTGGCGGCCAGTCACGCCATAGCGCTGCTTGCAAAGGGCATCACTGGATGGTCTATAAACCCCTCCACCATGGAAATCTGTTATCACGATGGGCGAAGGCTGTCGATGCTCGATATGCCGCCACCAGATGCATGCACCTTGCCTCGCAAAACATTCTCTGATCGCGTGGAAGGAAAGCAATCGTGATCCAGCCGATCGACTGGCCCAAGCTCCTGGGCGATCTGCACTACCTTGGGCTCACTGGGCGGGAGCTGGCCAGGGCTGCAGGCGTGGGCCAGGACGCCGTGAGAAGGTGGGCAAAAGGCGGGAGGCCATCAGAGAACGCTGGCGAAGGCTTGCAGCGACTCTGGTGCCACATGACCGGCAAGTCCGCAAGGTTCCTACCCCGCCAGTTGCCCGGAGCCACGCCGGTGCCGGTTCCTGGCCTCGACAGCGATGAGGAGCAGGAGCCCGCCTACGTGCACCTGGAGCAGTTGCAGCAGATCTGGAACCGGAGCATTTTGGGGTCCTGAGTCAGGCTACTGAGCGCGGCCGGATCGGGATCACCAGTGCGCCGCCCTGGCGCAAGCTGTCCAGGTGCGCGCCAGCCCGGTCCCAGGCTTCAATCATCTGCTCCCGGTAGTCGAAACCGTCGTATACCAGTTTCAAGATGTTCTTTTCCTTATGGTTCAGGCACTTCTCTGAAATGTGGGGAGCAATGCCGATGCGCGACATCATGGTTTTGAACGTTTTGCGCAGATCGTGCGGCGTCATCCGGCGGAAGTTCTCATCGGTGGTCTGTTGCTTGAAGCGGTTGAGGGCATGACCGATTACGGCCGATCCAATCACCTTTTTTCCGTCAACGCTCATCGGGGCAGGGAATACCAGGTCGCTGGCTGTCTTGAGTGCTTTGGCTTGTTCAAAAACACGCATTGCACCAGCAGACAGATGGACGATGAACCCACGTCCCATTTTGTCTATCTCGTCTGGGATCACCCACTGCCGGTTTTTCAAATCCACATGAGACCATGTGCAATGCCGAACCTCTCCCGGCCGCGCCCCTGTGTAGATCTGCAGTTCGGCGGCGAGCTTCACCGCCGGGGCAGCCTCAGACCCCTCAAAAGCCTTAAAGAATGCGACGAGCTCCACGTCATTGGCCGCGTTCGGTGGGGCTGGCCGGTAAGGCTTGGGATTGACAACGCCACGCATTGGATCAGCGCCGGTGATGTACCCGCGTGCGACGCAGAAGATCATCAGGCCGCGCAGCGTGCGAAAAACGTGAGCTGCGGCGCCGGGTGATCCACGCCTGCGAGGTGCGTCCACACAATTGCGCAGCGCTTCTGTGGTGATGCTTTTGACCTTGGCATGCCCAATGGCTGCCTTGATGTCCATGTCGTAGTTGTATTGGAGGATCTTCACCGTGCTCTCACGCACTGGCTTTCCGTCCTTGCGGGGGCTGCCCAGGCGTTTGTCCGCAATCCACTCGTCGAAGGCTTCCTGAATGGTTGGCAGCTCCTTGATTGCCTGGCGCTGCATCTGTGCTGCCACCACCGGGTGATCGGCTTGCCCCTTGAGCGCTGCCTGATGTGCATCCTGGTGCGTCTGCATCTCTGCATTGGCCTGGGCCAGTCCAACCTCCGGATAGGACCCAAGAGAAAGCCAGCGGCGCTTGCCGTCAACCTGGGCACGGTATTGCCACTGGTGGTTTACCTTGCCTTTGCCCATGCGCGCGAATATGTAGAGACCTGGTGCGACCAGCTTGCGCACCTCGGTCTTTCCAGCAGGAGGACGCACCGCTTTTACCTTCTCGTCTGTCCAACGAACTGCCCTTGTTGCCATGCCAATCTCCGGTTTGGATACCACTTTGGATACCACTTTTCCCGTATATTGTCGTGTCTCTCGTTGGTTTGGCCGCTACCTGCATTGATGATTTCAGGGGGGAAGTTGCGTTTTTGATACGTTCTCGTGACTTCTCGGATATCAGAAAAACCGCCTTGTAAGCGGTAGGTCGTCAGTTCGATTCCGACAAGCGGCACCACTCAAATCAAGCGATTTTGCGATTGTGATTACAAACAAGAAAATCCCCGTGCTACCACGGTGCTACCTTGGAAGGTAATCAAGAGGATCGCAGAGGTGCTGGAAATGCACCTCAAATCGCAAAAAGCAAACGCCCTTCGGGGCGTTTTGTCATTCTGGGCGCTGATTTACACGGCCGGCGTTGCCAGGCATCCACCATCTTTCCGGCCAGGAACCATGGCTATGGCCGGCCTGGGGCTGCATTGGGCGTTGTGCTGGCAGTCTTTGCACCCCAGGGCCAGCACGTTCGCCAGTCAGCCCTCAGGGTGGGTTCTGTGGCCCCTGCATCGAGAGGTCAAACGCTTTGATGTCATCGGGTGCTGGGGGCTCGGCGCCATCGGCCAATGCGCGCAGGTGATCGGCAATGTCTCGACGGCTGATCGTTCCCAGGACGTAGCGCGCATTGGAGAGTTCGTAGTCCAGTGACCCGCAGTACCGATTAATGCGCCCGTAGCCTGGCATGTGTGCAATGGAGCCCTTTTGGCCGCGATTCTCATGCTTGGCCAGATTCATGCGCAGGGCCTCGATTCGGCGAAATGGAATGTGTATTCGCGCCAGGTCCCGCTCGACCAGTGTTTTGAGGTCGCCAACTGCTATGGCTGATTCCAAAACGGCGATGCGCGCTCCGACCCCCGCGCTTTCATAACCCTGATCCAGCTGCAGGCGGCCCAGCTCACTTTCCAGGTCGCCCTTGTCCGCCAGCGCCAGCAGATGCCGGGCGCGCTGTCGCCATGTCCGCAGCAGCTCGTACACCGCCATGACCCACATCTGTGACAAGGCATTCAACATATGGGCGTCGGCCGGCGTTCGGTCCGTTTCGAATAGCTCGCGGAGCACCTGGTATTCCATCTCAGTGACTGTTTCATCGACCATCTGGATGTTGAACGCCTGCATGCCGAGAAACATGTCGTCGCCAAGGAAGGCCAACGACCGCAATCCGGCCGAAGTCTGTCCAAAATCGATGGCATCCAGGTGTGGGTATGGAAGCGGCTCGCTTTCGCCTGGATCAAAGTCTTCATCATTTGCCATCTGCTATCTCCCTTGGTGCGCTTGGTAACTGTAGCCGAGGGCGTGCCTTTGTGGAGCGCGAGTAGGGCAGTGCCCGCTGCAGCGGCGAGTCACCTCGACGCTGGCCGATACACATAGATCGGTAGCTTGCACGCGCTGAGTCGGCCTTCACCGGCCCGCACTGTTGCCGCAGCCGCCATAAATTTTCACTCGGAGTGCCATCGCTGCCAAGAAATGAGCTTTTTGAAATAGGGTCAACTGGCAATATGAAATTACCAACTAACTCTCAAGGACACATGAATATGTTGAATGCCACCGTAAATCCGGAGTCACCTCGGCCCCGCTTTGTCGCACCAAGGCCCATTGCAATCGATCCCAATTCCATGCCCCGAGTCGTCTCCTGTTTGGCCGAACTGCCAGGAGTGCAGGTACGGGCGCTTGAGTTCCTGGCCTTAACCGGCGCCCGGATCAGTGAGGTTCTTGGCGCCAAATGGGACGAAATGGATATGAACGCGAGGACGTGGACAATTCCCAGTCAGAGAATGATGTCGGGCCGTGGCTTGGTGGTTCCACTTTCTCGCCAGGCCGTCAGAGTGCTTGAGGATCTGGATCGAATTGCAGGCACCGGCCTGGTCTTCGCATTTCCACGCAGCGGCGGCCAAATATCGAGGCCCTCCCTGGCCAAGGTGCTGCATCAATTGCCGGTTGGGACGCAAACTGCTAGTAGCTTCAGGAGGGCTTTCCGAGCGTGGCTTTCTACGATAGCCACGCAAGATCAATTCAGGGCCACCATGCAGTTTCTTTCTCCCCGCCAGTTCCTGTCGAGAAACGCTTTTTGTCGGCCCAGGTTGGACAACGGTTACGCACAGACGATGCAGGCATGGGCTGATTTCTGCAAGCCAGAGGCTTGATGCATGTGGTTGAATGAAGGCAACCGCACGGAGGTCCCCAGATGCCCGCCACGTTACCGCTTCCCCTCATCATTGACGCGCTGGCCTTCGCCGCCCACAAGCACCGGGACCAGCGCCGCAAGGACAAGGGCGCCAGCCCCTACATCAACCACCCGGTCACCCTGGCGCATATCCTGGTGACTGAGGGCGGGGTGACGGATCCGGTCGCCATTGCCGGCGCGCTGCTGCATGACACGGTCGAAGACACCGACACCACCTATGACGAGCTGGTCGCCCAGTTCGGCAAGGATGTGGCGGACGTGGTCATGGAGGTCACCGACGACAAGGCTTTGCCCAAGGCTGAGCGCAAGGAGCTCCAGGTCACCCATGCCCCCCACATGACCCCAGCCGGCAAGCTGGTCAAGATCGCTGACAAGACTGCCAACCTCCGGGACATTGCATCGCACCCGCCGGCCGATTGGACTCGCGCGCGTCGCTCGGAATATGCGCAGTGGGCCAAGCGTGTGGTCGACAACCTGGGCCCGATGAATCCGGCGCTGGAGGCCAGCTTTGCCAAAGCATATGCCGCGGTCATTACCTCGATGTCGCCATAGTTGTTGCACTGGCTACCGGGTAATCGGTCCTGGTGCTGCCCTTGAAGGTCAGGCGTATTTCAATTTTCCGACGAGGCGCCAGCGAAGTCGCAGCTTTTTCAATATGCCAATGTCAGCAAAACAGATGACCGGCCGGTTGCCAGTCGTCGACTGGACATAGTACCCGGCCACCTTGCCGGGGATGTCCATGCCAGCCTCAGCGTGACCTAGCGGTTGGAGATTCAAATCCTTCATGGTGTAGGCATCGAGGTCATCATGAGGTGGCTCTGAAAACTCAACCTTGTAGGGGATAGACAGCAGCTCGCCGCTGAATAACAGGAACCCGTAGTCGCTGATCTTCACGTCCTGCTTGCCCATGTTGACCACATAGAAGCTTGTGTACTGATGCAGCGTCGGCTGCTGAGTCCCTTCTTTGACGAGTAGCTTCTCACCCCGATCGCGCAGCTGCACAACCAAGTTCACGATGCTGATAACTGCGGCGATGACCGCCGCGACTCCAGTGATCCAGTCTTTTAGTTCCATGCCCCCGATCGTAGTTCCTCCCGAATGGGGTTTGTTGGACCTCAGGCTGCTGGCGCCGCTCAGGTTCACTCATTTGGCCGAGATCCTTGCACGGTCACCCTGTGTTGGTTCTTGGTGACCTCGCAAACATCTCTACCTGGTCGAAATCTGGCGGGCTGTTGTTGCCGGCGACGGCGCTCAGCAGCATCTCGGCGGATGTAATCTCGTGGGTCTGCCGACTATTCCACAGCTTGTCGCTGCAGTCGCTCGCAATGAGCCACGGCGTCAGCTTCCAACGCATGGCCAGCAATACGCACACCATCGATGAGGACGGCATAGTGTCCGTCCGCGGTGGCCCTGACTTCAAATGTGTGCGAGACGGATGTTTCCATCGCTGCAGGGTAGGCCCTTGTCATGGCGTGCGCCATCCCCCATCAGAGTGAGTTACAAAATGTCGCGCTTGATCTGAAACTGGCCAGTGCCGCGCGCCAGCGTCGCCTGGCGGCCAATATCACCCGAATGGGGGATGGGCCGATGGGCTGGACTGGTGCAGACTGAACGGGCGCAATGAAAAACATATTTCACGTAGGGAGCATCGCGTTTTGATCCAGCCACAGGCAACTATTCCGATACCAGGCATCTATCCTCTAATCATTCATCTCAACCCGCCTCAAAAGGGCAAGGACAACATTGGTATTGGATTTACCCAGCACAACGAACAATTCTTGCTGAAGGACGGAGGGCGCCTAGGGGCCGCGGAATTTGTTGGGGCTCGGGTGTGTGATGCATGCGGCATTCCCGCATGTCAGCCATCCATAGTGACAATTGAGCAGTTTGGCGTCCAACGTAACGTCTTTGGATCCCGTATAGAGTCAGGAGCCGCTTCCTTTGATCAGCTAAACATCGTTCAATGGCAGCAAGTGATGGCCATGTGCAGCAATCCAGACGTGTTCTCGGCACTGTTGGCGGTTGATCTTGCGCTCGGAAACGACGATCGGCATTGGAATAACTGGTTGATTCAGAACACGCAAACCCAAAGCGGGGCAAATTCCTTCAGGTTCCGTGCGATGGATTTCTCCAGAAGTTGGCCGGTCACCCATCCGGCCCAACATCCTTTGGCTCACAATAGCCCCAACACTTGGACTGCCGCAAAGGAATGGAGCCTAATGGGGGTTGCTTTCAATCAGACGGTGTTTTTTGATACCTGTGCAAAAATTGGTAGCTTGAGCGTTGGCTGGCTTCGCGGACATGCGATGCAGCAGCTATCTGGCGTGCTGATCAGTCCGGCTGAAGTTGAGCACTATTGTCAGTGGTGGGAACATCACTTTAAAGCTCAGGTCATTGAAGCGATTTACTCACTGGAAAACGGAGTGTGGCCATGAATACGACATACAGTTACGTCGTCCTTCGCCTTGCCGTCGATCAGATGCGGGGTGAAGTTATAAACGTGGGAATCGTGTTGCTTGGCGATGGTCAAAAGGCACGCGCAATAATGATGGCGACCCTCAATAAGTTGCGAGCAATTGATGCCTCTTGGACGAGTCAGAAGCTTTATGCGTGGGCTGAAAACGTCAATGCAATTCTCAGGCACTACGACACGGTCAGTGGAAAGGTCAAGGCGCTGGAAAGGTTTGGATTTTGCGAGTCGAACTCTGTTGGAATGTTTACTGCAAACACCGACGAAGAATTGGCGAAGCAGTTGGCCCGGATAAAGGCCACCTATGTATCAAACCGACCGGCAGAACACCAGCCTAAGCGGGAAAAGCGAACTCGACTCCAAACTGCCATGCGTGAACAGTTCAAACGCATGCAGGTTATGGGTGAAACGGTTGACGACATCGCCGAGCACCTTGTTGTTTCCAATGTGCCCGTCGCCAGCTATCCAGAATTGAAGTCCGATTTCGTCTACAAGAACGGTACATACCGCGTTACACAGACGCTGGATTACCACGTCGCGCCCGACTCCCTGCACAACAAGTTGATGGAGGCATGCGTGAAGAGCACCGCAGCCGAGTTGGCCATGAAGGAGTATGGCCCAGATACGCGGCGCCTTGCCGTGGTGGACATACCGGAAGGTTACCTCGATGCCACCGACAGCCATCTGGATCTGCTAGTTGCACAGGGCTTTGAGGTGTTTCATTTCAACAGCCCGCAAAGCATGACCGATTATCTCGCGGCTGCCGTGCCGACTCATTGAAAGTGGCCGATCATCATCAAACCCGCTTCGGCGGGTTTTTTGTTGCCTTACCACCACCACCCTGTAACCCAATAGGCATGCGGGTTCCCGCTAAATTCAGGTCGTAATTTGCAGGGTTAACCACCACCGTAGGTTTGACTAAATCACCCGTTTGGGGGATGGATGCGCCAGCGTCCCGCTGTTACGGTCAACAGAAACAACTGGGAGTGAATGTGGCCAGAAGAGGAAAGACCAGTCCGCTGGAAGACGTGTTCGAGTTGGTGGCGATGCTTCCGTGGTGGGCTGGCGTGGCAGCTGCCTTCGGCTTGTACATCGGCCTCCATGCCTATGCAAGCCAAGTCGCCATGCCAATCACGCCTGGTGTACAGCTGGGGCAATCGGTTTCGCAATCCATCTTCCGGACGCTGGCCAGCTTCTTCCAATACATCCTGCCGGCAGTCTGCCTGGCTGCCGCTGCGGCGTCGGCCTGGAAGGCGTCACAGCGCAAATCCCTGGCCAAGGGAGTCACCGCCAGCGGATCGGCCGCGTCGCTGGATGGCATGACCTGGCAGGAGTTCGAGCTCCTGGTGGGCGAGGCATTCCGGCAGAAGGGCTACAAGGTCCTTGAGCTTGGTGGCGCCGGCCCAGATGGCGGCGTTGACCTGGCGCTGACCAAGGGCAGCGAGAAGTTCCTTGTTCAGTGCAAGCAGTGGAAGGCCTTCAAGGTCGGCGTGGACGTGGTGCGTGAGCTCTACGGTGTCATGGCCGCCAAGGGTGCTACGGGTGGCTTTGTCGTCACGTCTGGCAAGTTCACGGCCGACGCCCAGGAGTTCGCCAGGGGCAGGAATGTCACGCTGGTGGACGGCGACAGGCTCATTTCCATGCTGCAGGCAGCACGGGCGGGGATCAGAAAGGGCGCTTCTGCGACTGGTGCGCAGGTAGGGTCGGGCGCATCGGCGCCAGCCTGCCCGGCGTGTGGATCCGCCATGGTCAAGCGGGAGGCGAAGCGGGGCGCCAATGCCGGCAATGCGTTCTGGGGATGCTCCACATATCCCAAGTGCAGAGGAACTGTGCCGATTTAGCGCGCCGTCCCCGCGATTGCCCTGTCACCTCTCAAGTGGCATTTTTGATCGGACCGCACACCAATCGTGATTCGGGCCAACGCCACGGCCTACTTCCCGCTCAAAGCAAACTCCTTCCAAGCCGCCTCGAACGCCACAAGTGCTGGCCCGGATGCCTGCACACCTGCAAAGTAGGAGCCGATGACTTCCTTGCTTTGGGCCGATGCCGGAAATCCGACATCGTGGGTAACGTCTTGCGCCAAGTCTCCAATCGGATCGTTTCGGCCTACTTGTTGCTCCAACCACCGGTGGAAGTCGCTGCGCGCGGCTTCCTTTGCCTCGCGTGAAGCCAGGGCGGCGGCGGCGAGTATGTTGATGGCGCTGGCAGGTCGGCGGGTGTTGACCTTGTTCTCAGCCGGGGTACGCTGCCAGGCATTAAGTGAGCTGAAGTAACGAGCCTCGCTCGCGCCCGGGTGCTCCCCCTCAAAGTGGTCGGACGCCACAAACATGTCGCAGTGGGCGCAGTAGTAGTGATCTTGGCTGCCCTCGACCTGATCACCGTGCACATAGTGACGATCCGGATTTGCATCACGCCCATGGACGTTATCGAAGAAGTTCAGCGAAACCCGCACATTCAATGAACCATAACGCTGTTTGATTTTCGCCAGAACCGACTCGTCTGCTCCTGTGTCAGAGAAGTCAAAGATGTAGCCATAGACCACGTCTTCGTGGCCCTCAATCTCCTGGACATGGGCGTCCACCAACTGGTCGGCCTCGTCAATCTCTAGGCCCAACTCGTCAGCGAGTGCTTCGGCGAGACTGACCTTCGGCCGGCGGTCATCCCGCTCCTCGTCGTCAAGCCCCCAATCCAGCTGCGCATGCTCAACATGGCAAGTCACGTTGAACATGCTGCGTCCTTGGCGTGCAAGCCACAGCCTGGCCTCGACGTCGATGCGGTGACCGCTGTATGGGCGCTCCAGATCGACCTCCATTGCGACATGGCCTTCGATTGTGATTGCGAGTCCGTCACCGGCGTCGTCACCCGCAACAGGCAAATCATTCCACTCAATGTCGAACGGCAGATAGATCTCCCTGATACCGCCGTTGTTCGTGACCGCCATTTGGCCAGCCGTATTGCCGTCATTCAAGACTGCATCCTGTACCAAGTTTCGCAGCGCCTCCTCGAAGTCGTCCAAAGAGTCGTGGATGCCAATGCCAGGCAATTTTTTTGAAAACGCATCATCCAAGATCGCAATCAGGTCTTGGGACTTATGCGGCATCTGCAAGCCGGTGGCACGCCTCAGCAGCGTCGCTATGTCGAGTACGACGTGACTGCCCTGGTGAAGCGCCTGTTTTGCATCTCTGGATGCTTGCCAGGCTGCAAGGCTGTTGTAACCCAACGCCGCGGCGGTGCATTGCTGCGCTTGGCTGAGTTTTATGGGAGTGGCTGACGCGGCGGTGTTGCTGCGAATCGCATAGGCGATGCCGGAAATGTCGATGTTCATGCAAATCTCCAATTTGGCACGGGACGTTCGAGCGCTTATTCGTTCCGCGCCATGCGAGATGCATGGGGGGACAAAGCGATGGGAGGTAACCGGTGTAGCGCTGCGGACAGCACTTGTCTTGTGTGAGCCGCTCGAAGCTCAGGCGGACGCCTTGGTCGAGATCATAGCGGAAACCTGCATGTAGCGTTTCTGAATGTCGGAAGTTGTCCAAAAAGCAAATAAAAGTATAAAAGTTGTACCGTTAAGGAATTTATGCCACAATGCACCCATGATTCACATGGTGCAAAAAATGACAACAGTGAGATTTCTAAAAGCTGGAGTTGAGCTGTGACGCCCTGGTACACAGACCAAGAGATTGACGACCTCTGCGAAGGCCTGATCAACAACGCGGCCAAGGTGCGGTACCTGCGGAGCATGGGCCTCACGGTCATGCGCAAGCCCAATGGCAAGCCCCTGCTTATGCGGGCCCACGCGGACTTGATCCTGGCGGGTTTGCCCAGCGCTCCGGCGCCTACTGACACCGAGGCGAGGACCGGCGCGCAGCCCAACCTGGCCGGGTTGATTGCCCAATTTAAAAAGGGGTGAAATTGCATGAAAACCACGTCTGCACTTACAGATCGCGCGCTCAATGGCACGGCGCGCGGGATGGCTTGCTATGAGTGAACTAAACCGCCAGCAACTTTGCGCCGCCCTGAGCATCAGCGAGTCCACTGTCAGGCGTCTGGAACTGAGTGGGCTGCCATGCACGCCGGTGGGCATCCGATCCAAACGGTACGACCTGGAGGAGTGCAAGGCCTGGCAGAAGGTGAATCAGGGGCAATTTGGTACGACAAAACGTGCTGTAAGCACCTCGGCACTATGGTCGGTGGACAAACAATTCACCGAAGCCTGCCGGAGAGTGAAATTGCGGGTGATGCCCAGTGTTTGAGGACCAAACGAAATGACAGTCGACGAATTTGAATCAGCGATCGCCACGCTTGGCTGGAAGGGCAGCGATTTCTGCCGCGCCGCCGGCGTTGGCAGCAACACGGTCAGCCGGTGGCGTAACCACCATGTGCCGATCCCACTCTGGGTGGACAAATTTCTTGGCATGGCCATCGAGGTCAAGCGGCTGCACGACAAGTTTCTGATGCCGGGCAAGGGCCCGATCGAACCCGACGCCTGAGCGGTTCTCAGGCAAATAGCGGGGCTGGAGAGGGCGGCAACCCAATCCAACCCCTGACCAAAATCAAAACGGGAGTTTGAAAATGGCTGAGGTGAATGTAATCGACAGTGCCGCTGTGGGACATGCCGGCATGTTGTTCGAAGAAATTGCGCATGTCGCGTGCTTGGTTGATGAGCTTTGCTTCCATGGGGCCACATTCGGTGACAGTGCCGAAAAGTACGAGGTGCAGATGCGCATCGTGCGTGGCATGGTTCAACGCATTGGTTGGATGGCTGATCTGGGAACCGGCAAGGTTGACGGTACCGGTGAGGCGTCAATAAAGGGAGGGGCTGAGCACTGGATGGTCAACCCGGCCTATGCGCGAAGCCTGACCGCAGTGGAGGTGTCCCATGTCTGAATACAACTTCATGAAGGGCAAGGCGCTGGCCGCCGCCATGGCGCTGGAAGTCAGCAGCGCGTTTGAAAATCCCGGGCGCGAGCTCGTGGCCGATTACCGCGCTGGCGATCATGTCGTGCCGCAAGACGACTTCACACGCAAGTATCTGCAGGCCGTCCTGGCGAGTCCGGATCTCCTTGGCGGATTTTCTGCAGGCCTGACCCAACTGCTCCAAGAGGGCTTTGACCGAACGGGCGGGATTCCCCAAGGTGTCGCTGCAGCCTCATTCGAGGCGTGTCATTATCTCCTTGGCGAAGACGGCAACCGGTACACGGCGCCGCCATTGCAGGTGCAGCTCCGTGAGTTCGGCCTGCATGACCTGGCAGCAATGCGCAAGGAGGTGGCCCATGGCTGAGGCACTTCACAAAGGCATGGCGCTGTCATTCAGGACGAATGCGCACGCCGCCCTGGTGTTCACTGGCAGCCAAGAGCTGCAACGTTTCACTGAATGCACGTCCGTGCGCCTTGCGTCGTTGCTCCACATCTTGAAGCACGCCCACCCGCAGACTGACGATGGATTCATGGCCGACATGCTTGATATGGCCAACGACCTGGCCTACCAAGTGCAGCAGGCTGTGGAACTGGTTGGCTCCGGTGTTGAGACGGAGGTGACCCATGGCTAAATCGGCATACGAAAATCTTTGTACCCAGGCGTACTTTCAAATCGAATCCATGTGCATGGCAATGCGGCAATTCGCGCGGTCACGCAGCGCTGATGAGTTGCCGCACCTGGTGCAGAGTCTTGCCATTCGTATTGAGGAATTGAATGGTGCTTTGATGCATTCTGTTGGAGGGGAAGACGCCGACAATGTGGAAAACCTTCGTCAGGCAGTCTATGGCTCAAATGTCAATTTGGAGGTGGACCATGTCGCATGAAGGTGCCCCACAACAAACGCCAGCCGAGCAGGTCATCGACAAACTGGATCGGTACGATATTGCCAGGGATGCGGCCTTGGACATCGATGTCCTGGTGAATCTGCTCAGAAAGCAAACCCGAGCATCCCGCGACCCAGAAGAACTGGAACTGCTGTTGGTTGCATCGTTCCACCACATGATCTCGTTGAACAACGTGGTCCTGTGCGCCCTCAGTGGCGACAACAGGCTGACGGTTGACGAGATGAAGGAGGTGGTCCATGGCTGAGAGACAGAACCACATCGCAATTCAACTTTTCGAGGAAATCGCTGCAGTCGCGCTCGACGTGCGCGGCCTGGGCATGCTTCCCGAAGATCGCAACATGCACATCAACTCGGCGCTGATGCACTCCATTGTTGGCATGGTGAACCGGATCGGCTGGCTCGCCGACATGGGCACCATGGAACTGGGTGGCCTGGCTACCCTGGGCGCAGATCCGGCCGAGTGGATGCTGTCACCGTCGTACCACGCCGCGAAGGCGATTGAGCAACAAACCGCCAGGGAGGTGACCCATGGCTGATTCTCAAGTTTCGCGGAAGGACTCCCGCGGCGCGCTGGCGCCTCTGGTCCGTGGCAACGACGCACGGTGCGGGACGTACTGGGCCGAGGATGAAGCCGGGTCAGAGCAGCTGGAGGATGGGCCGACCTACGTCGTGATTGGACGTGGCGCGCCGGACGACAAGCTGCAGAAGTTGGCGCAACGCCATGGATTCACCGTCGAGCAGCTGCAGGCTTTCAGGGATTCACGGGTGCCGTAGAGCCTGAGAAAACCTGTGTTTGTCCGGTGATCGATTGGCCCGGTATGTGGGTTGGCAACAGCATTCAAATGCTCAGTGCACACCCCATATCGGGCCATTCGCGTCATCGGCCTTGTCCGACGTTCCCCCGCCCATCACCGCGTTGTAGTGGGCGCGATTTACCAAGGGGCGTCCGTTTGGCTTCCTGCGGACAGTCAGCCCCAGCCGCTCAAGGAATCGAACCTTGGCATACCCCTGCTTGAGGCCGGCACAAATTTCATCAATTTCGCTGTCTGTGAGGTCTGGGTGCATGTTGTGCCTCCATGGCTTGGCATTGATCTGTCAGAGGTGCCTCAGGCCCAGCAATGGGCCACCCACGCCACCCACTTGACCCGGTTGCGCAGCTTCCTCATGGGCCACTCCAGCGCACCGATGGCTTCGGCCCCGGTGGCACTCTGCTGAGCCATAGCGGCCAGCTCCGCTTCCTGAATGATGGCGTCGTATCCAGGCATGGATTTCCCTTCCGTTTGAGCTGATTCCCATATTGCCTGGCAGGTAGCTTTCTGATTTCTGCCTTTGTGATGGGGGGTATGCGTCGCATAGGGGGGGTGCATGCGGCGCAGACAGGGGGTGTATGCGGCGCATAGCCCTGTTACCAAAGTTGATTGACGGCGACATTCGCTCATCAATGTTTACGGAGGTATCAATGTCAACTGTTCAAACCATCTTATCTGCCAGCCGCCCGGCTACTGTTGCAGACCCCAAAAATGCTCCGGCACGTTCTTCGGGTTTGCTGCTTCAAGAGCAGGCCGCCGAATTTCTCGGGCTCAAGCCATCGACCTTGCGCAAGGACCGATGCACTCGCGAAATCGGAGTGCCGTTCGTGAAGCTTGGTCGCCTTGTTCGTTACCGCATGAGCGATCTCGAATCCTTCATCGCCACCCGCATTGTTCTTTGAGGAGTCGAAATTGAATCATCACAACATCGCCTCACGCGCTCGGCAGCCATCGCCGCAAAGTGAAGAGGCCTCAACCGCGGGAACGGATAGAGGCCTCAGGGAATTCGAAACCAAGCAAAGTGATTCTACGCAGCCAAACGGCACGGCGCAACAGGTTCTTGCAAAGGCCGTGTTCACCCAGATCGCCGAGCTTGCGTTGGCCGGACACGCGGTGCACGAGCTGCCAGCGGGTGCCTTCATGGTCACCAAGTACGGACTGGTCAAGCATTGCGAAAACTCTGACGAACTCCAGGTGTTCGCCCGAAAGCTGGGGGTGAGCAAGTGAGCGATACCGTCCAATCACGTTCTGAAGCCAAGCGTATCCAGTGGGAAGGGTACCGCGCCCTGTGCTTCATTCGCTGCAGTGAGGAGCCTGTCTGGGTCTGGACTGCGGCCCATGAATTCGAGTTGTCCTATGTTGGCCTCTTCCTGGAAGACGCGCCATCCGCCACGCTCGATATGGGCCTGCGCGCAATGTCCTTTCATGTATTCGATTGTCAGTACCTTGTGCCCCTTGAACGCATGACGGTCAAGTCCTTGGCGCACTTCGAGGGTGTTGCGACCTTCTCGCCGGTGGCGCGGCGCTCGGAGCTCTTGGGTGCCCAGGTTGCAGCAGAGAACGTGCTCCGTGGGCTGGTCAACCAGCAATTTCTTTTCAAGGCAGCGCCAGGGAGTCTCAATGGCAGCCTTCAATAACATCGTGGCCTGGCGCCGCTGCACTGGCCTGATGGCGCAGGGAGGGCATCACTGATGGCCCGCATACGTAGCATCAAACCAGAGTTTTGGGTGTCAGAACAGATCGCCGACTGCTCGCCGAACGCTCGTCTGACGTTCGTTGGCATGTGGACCTTCAGTGATGACAACGGAGTTCATCCCGCGAAGCCCAAAACGCTGAAGGCAGAGCTTTATCCCATGGACGACGTGACTTCCACAAGCGTTGCCGGGTGGGTAAATGAGCTGATCAACGTTGGATTGGTGATCCCTTTTGAGCATGCGGGCACCAGCTATTGGCACATCACTGGCTGGGGAAAGCATCAAAAAATTGATCGACCATCGTACAAATATCCTGCCCCACCTGAGTCGTCAAATTCGCCGACACCTCAGCAACCACTTGACGAGGACTCGTCGAATGCTCGTCGAGCGCCACCCCCCGGAGTCGATAGGATAGGAGTGGATAGGAAAGGAGTGGAGATAGCATCCTCGCCGAAGGCTCGGTCCACACCGGCAAAGAAAGCAGCGAAGACAACGATCCCATTGGATTTCTCCGTCAGTGAACGGGTCAGGGTATGGGCTGCGAAAAACGGTCATCTGCATCTCGACCGGCACCTTGAGCATTTCAAGAGCAAGGCAATTGCGAAAGCCTACTCATACGCTGACTGGGATGAAGGATTCATGGGGGCAATACGTGATGACTGGGCCAAGGTCAACTCTGGCTCCCATGGAACTGCACGGAACGGCTTGGACTCTGACGAAGTATTCGGAGGTGCACCATGACCTTCGCACGCGAACAGCTTCCTGATCCCATTGGCTACTTCGAAGCCGAAGGCCTGGTCCTCCAGCGCGGCGGCAAATGGCGCACAACCTCCTGCACCTTTCATGGCGGCCGGGATTCGATGCGCATCAGGACGGACACCGGCGCCTGGGTCTGCATGTCATGCCAGGAACATGGCGGCGACGTCTTGGCCTATCACATGGCCTCGCATGGCATGGGATTTGTCGACGCAGCCAAGGCCCTTGGCGCCTGGGTAGATGACGGAAAGCCAAGCGTGCCGCACCGACCCAAGCCACTACCCGCCGGCGACGCGCTGCATCTTCTCGCATTCGAAACGATGCTGGTGGCTGTAGCTGCAGGAAACATTGGGCGCGGAATCGCCCTGACTGACGAAGATCTGGCCCGAGTTCTCCTCGCCGCCGGCCGAATTAACCAAATACACACGATTTACCAATGACTGACTCAAAAAAATATCAGGCTCAAGCAGCCAAGCTGGACGATTTCTGCAAGGCCGCATCAATTGGTGCGACACCAGCCAGCCAGGCAGAGTCCCGAGACTATGCCCCGTTGCCCGTGGATCCGAATGAAGAGCTTGACTCTTGGGAAGAGCTTCCAAAACGGTCGAATTCATTGCCCTGGAGTGTGGACGCAGAGCAATCCGTACTGGGCGCGTTGTTGATCGATCCTGATGCCGTAATGCGGATTGCTGAGCGGCAACTTGTTCCGCAACACTTCTTCGACCTGCGTCATCGTTGCACCATGTCGGCAATCTTCGAACTGACTGCGCTTCGCAAGCCAGTGGATGTAGTCACTGTTTTCGCCCAGTTGAGCAGCCAAGGGAAGGAGCAGGACTGTGGCGGCATTGAGTATCTGGACGATCTGGCGCATTGCGTACCCAGCGCTTCGCGGGTTGCGGCTTATGCCGACATCGTGATCGAGAAGGCCATGCACCGGGCCATCATCAACGCGGCGGACAAGGCCCTGGCGATTGCGTGGGAACCTGGTGACGCCGGTGTTGTGCTGGACAAGGTTGCATCCCTCTTCGCCGGCATCAAGCGTTCACGCTCGGCCTCTGCGCCGGTGCGTCTTGGTGAGTTGGTTGTGAATCGACTTGAGCATTGGCAGTCGCTTTCGGCTGGCGACACCCTGCCAGGCATACCCACCAAGCTCAAGGCGCTTGATGATGCGCTGGGCGGCGGAATCAAGCCAGGTAAGGTCATCGTTCTCGCCGCGCGCCCGTCTGTCGGCAAGACGTCGCTGGCGGGCCAGATAAGTTTGTCCGTTGCAGAGCAGGGACACACCGTACTAATGCTTTCTCAGGAAATGCCCGCCGGTGATCTCGTGGACCGCGCAGTTGCAAATCTTGGTGGCGTCCAGCTTGATCACCTCACAACAGGTGCTTTTGATGACGGTGATTGGGCGCATGTCGTCGACGCGGCAGAAGTTGCGTCGAAGCTTCCGTTCTTCGTTGACGATCAACCGGCGCTCACGCTGCTGGACATCCGCGCAAAGGCGCGCCAGGTTCAGCAAAGCCATGGTCTGTCCCTCCTGGTTGTGGATTACCTGCAGCTCTGCTCCAGCCCGGGACGCTTCGACAAGCGCCACCACCAGATCGAGGAGATGAGCCGCGGCATGAAGACCTTGGCCAAGGAATTTGGAATCTGTGTGATGGTGTTGTCCCAGCTGAATCGCGAGAGCGACAAGGACGAGCCCGAGTTGGTGCACCTCAAGGAATCCGGCGCGATCGAGGAGGATGCAGACGTCGTGATCATGTTGCACCCCATGGGCAACGAATCGAATGGCGGACTGCTAGTGTTGGCCAAGATTCCAAAGAATCGTCAGGGCCGCCGAGGGCGCTTGGCACTATCGCTGTTTGGCAAGACGCAGCGCTGGTCTGAGTCTCAAGGGAACGTAACTCGCCGTCAAAAAAAGGAGTTCACGTCGTGAGCATCACAGCTTTGATCACCGGCAAGCTGATTGCCGATCCCGAGCAGCGCACTGGTCAGTCCGGCAAGCCCTACACGCGTGCCACAGTGGCTGCACATGACGGAGATGGGGATGCGCTGGTCAGCGTGATGGCCTTCGGTACCGTCGGCGAGCAGCTGGCGGCCATGACGAAAGGGGACACGGTGGCACTGAACGGGCGAGCCAAGCTCAATTCCTGGACCGGGCGGGACGGCGTCACCCGAACAGGCCTGAGCCTCACGGCGGATGCCATGCTGACCTCATACCACCTCAAGCGAAAGCGGCAGGCCGTTTCGCCCAGAGCCGAGCCCGAACAGACCCCGCCGGCCCAAGCGGGCTATCAGGACTTCGATGACCGGCACTCCGATCTTTCTGAGGTGGATTTCTGATGATCGCGGCTCGCTTATCCGAACAGGAAATTTTGACCACCGGGCGGGTGCTCAACCCAACAGAAGCGAATGCCGCTGATCCACGGCTTGCAAACCAAGGTTCGTTCTGGTCGTGGGCCATGGTGGTGATGTCGCACCTGGTCAACGATGGCCGACCGTCAATGTTTCTCGTCGAATGGCCTGACTCATCCATGGGCTACGTGTCCGCATACCAAGACGAGCCGCGCCGGACCAATGCCGTGCTGGAGGGCTATGGCTGGGCCCGCAAGCAGCTGGAGTTGCTGGAGCTGGAACGCTTCACGCTCTGCGACACACCACACCCACAGTAGGAGCCCAAAGTAATGACACCCAAGCAACAACGATTTGTCGCTGAATACCTGATTGACCTGAACGCGACGCAGGCGGCCATACGGGCCGGGTACTCGAAGAACCGGGCGGATGCCATGGGGCACGAGAACCTGGGGAAGCCAGAAATTGCAAAGGCGGTTCAAGACGCGATGCAGGCGCGGTCTCAGCGGACCGGAATCACTCAGGATCGTGTCCTTGAGGAGCTGGGAAAGATTGCCTTTTCCGATATTCGCAAGGCCATCAAATGGGGCTCATCGATTCCGGTGACCAACGAAGAGACCGGGGAGACAACCCTGACGCATGGCATTGCACTCCTGGCATCTGATCAGATCGACGGTGACATGGCCGCCGCCATTGCAGAGGTGTCCGAGTCAAAGCAGGGCCTGAAGGTCAAGCTCCATGACAAGCGTGCCGCACTGGTGGACGTTGGGCGCCACCTGGGGATGTTCAAGGACAAGGTTGAGATCACCGGCAAGGACGGTGCACCGCTGCGCCCTATGGCCGAACTCAGCACCGAAGAGATCCGCGCTGCGATCGAAATCATTGCGAGGGCGCCAGGTGGCTGAAATTCAATATTTGGGGCGCGAGCTGACACTGGAGCTGGCCCGGCGCGACCTGATCACCTACGCCTCGCGCGTGCCGGTGCCAGGCTCACCGACCGATGAGGCAGACGAAACCGCCCGCATTCCGCTGATCGAAAGCCACCAGGCCGACCACCACCGCCTGATCCTGCGAGAAATGCAGACCTGCATGGAGACGCCGCACGGGCGCCTGATGATCATGGCACCACCCGGCAGCGCGAAAAGCACCTACGCCACGGTAGTGGCCCCGAGCTGGTACCTTGGCCGCCACCGTGACCGGCGCGTGATCCTGGCCAGCTACGGCGGTGACCTGGCCCGCAGGCATGGCCGGCGCACCCGCCAGCTTCTGCGCTCCAGCGAATCCAGGGCCATCCTGCAGACCACCATTGCAGACGACAGCCGGGCCGCTGACGAATTCGCCATGACCAACGGCAGCGAGTACATCGCCTGCGGCATCATGGCCGGCGTCACCGGCAACCGGGCGCATGGCATTGTGATTGATGACCCGATTAAGGGCCGCCAGGAAGCTGACAGCCAGACCGTGCGCGACCGGACCTATGCCGCCTATGAGGATGACCTGCTTACCCGACTGATCCCCGGCGGCTGGGTGGTGATCATCCAGACCCGCTGGCATGAGGACGACATTGCCGGGCGCATCCTGCCCGATGGCTGGGCCGGTGAGTCCGGAGACATCAAGTGCCGCGACGGCAACACCTGGCGCGTGCTGTGCCTGCAGGCCGAGTGCGAGACCAAGAGTGACCCGGTGGGCCGCGAGGTTGGGCAAATGCTCTGGCCGGAGTGGTTCGACAAACGCCACTGGGATCAGTTCCGACTGAACCGGCGCACCTGGTCAAGTCTGTACCAGCAGCGCCCAGCGCCAGCCGAGGGCATCTTGTTCCGCCGTGACGACATGGCCACCTATGAGCGGCTGCCCGACGGCCTGCGCATCATCTGCGCCAGTGACAACGCAGCCACGCCGGACGGCGGAGACTGGACGGAGCAGGGCGCCGCCGGCATTGCCCCGGACGGATCGCTGCACCTGTTGGACTGGTGGCGCGGGCAGGTTGGTCCTGAAATCTGGATCGAGCGGCAGATTGACATGATGGTCCGGCACAAACCGCTGGTCTGGTTCTGTGAGTCCGGCCCACTGCGCCGTGCGACTGAGGGGCGCCTACGGGCCCGAATGGCCGAGCGCAGCGTGAACTGCCGCCTGGAGTACTTGCCGACCATTGCCGACAAGCCGACCATGGCGCAGTCCATCATTGCCACGGCTGGCATGGGCAAGCTCTGGTGGCCGCGCGCCGCCTGGGTGCCAGAGCTGCAGCGCCAGTGCCTGGTATTCCCTGCTGGGTCTCCGGACGATGGCGTGGACACGCTTGGGTTGCTCGGGCGCGGTGCCGATTCGCTGGGCAAGCAACGGCCGCCGGCGCCAATAGTCGTCCCCATTCCAATGGTCAACAGCTTCGCCCGCCGATGAATGGCCAAACCCCATGCACAAAGCACTCATTGAGAAAGGTATGGTGAACATTGAACGCAGTACTTGAACGCATCGAAGCCGAGTTGGTGGATGAAGCCGCCCAGTTCTTTGCACCCGTTTCTTCTGACCTGCTGGACGGCCTGCTGGGGCAGTACCAGGCCACGCGCAAGCGCATCGAGGCGGTGGCTGAGTTTGTGAATGCCGAGCTTGGCACCGGAGCCATCGATTACTTCCTGGAGGGCAACAGCTCGCCAGACCGTGGCCGTCACAGCATGAGCATGTCGGCAAAGGCCCTGTTCGAGGCCGAAGGCGCCGTCAAAGCTCTGAACGCTGCGTATTGGAGCAAGGCCCTGGCCTTCACCGACGTGCTGGACACCATGCCCCAGAAGCGGCGCAACGAATGGCACGAGTCCATCCGTGAACTGAAAACGCCAGACTTCACCGAGGACACGGCGCGCGCCACCATAGGCGAGCTGCTGCGCATGCGCGGACAGTTCTTCAGCGAACGGGTGGACGGGATCTTTCGGGGCCTGAGTGGCGAGCACGTCACCAACGCGCCGGAGGCCTTCGGCAAACGCATGATCATTTCCCGGGTGATCAACGACTATGGCAACAGCGAATACAGCACTTGCGGTCTGATCAACGACTTGCGTTGCGTGATCGCCAAGTTCATGGGCCGCGATGAGCCGAAATACGACGCCAGCAACTCCATGGTGCAGGCCCTGAAGTCCAACTGGGGCCAGTGGGTAACCATCGACGGCGGTGCGCTGAAAATCCGCCTCTACAAAAAGGGCACCGCGCACATGGAGGTGCATCCAGATCTGTCCTGGCGCTTGAACCTGGTGCTGTCCAGCCTGTACCCGCTGGCAATCCCCGCAGAGTTCCGCCAGAAGCCCAAGCGCCGCGTCAAGGACTACGTACTGATGGCCCGGCCACTGCCGTTTCAGGTGCTGGACGTTCTGGCCGCCATGGGGTGCGCATGGGAGTGGACCGAGCCCCGGTGGCGTGAGCAGAGGCGCAAGTTGTCAAACACTCTGCAGTTCAGCTACGGCAGTAAAACCAGCGATGTGGCCATGGCTGAGGCCGAACGCATCATTGAAGCCATCGGTGGCGTGAAAGCCGAGCAGGGGCACTTCCAATTTGACTACGACCCGGCCGAGGTTGTGCGGCAGATCGTGGTCAGTGGCTGCATCCCCGACCAAGTGGCGCACCAGTTCTACCCGACGCCGGCCGGGCTGGCCGAGCGCCTGGTGGGCATGGCCGACATTGGCCCACAGCACGCAGTTCTGGAGCCCAGCGCAGGGCAGGGCGGATTGCTGGCATTCCTGCCCTTGGGCCGCACCACCTGCGTGGAAGTCGCCGCCCTGAATGCCAAGGTGCTGGAGGCCAAGGGCGCGAGCGTGGTGCACGCCGACTTCCTGGCATGGTCAGCCACTACCGCCCAGCGCTTTGACCGCGTGGTGATGAACCCGCCATTCAGCGACGGCCGGGCCATGGCGCATGCAGAGGCCGCGGCTTCACTGGTCAGGCCCGGCGGCATTCTGGTGGCCATCTTGCCATCGGGGCACGCCACGCGCCTGACGCTGGACGGATTTGACTGTGAATACACCAAGCCGATTGATAACGCATTCCCCGGAGTTAGCGTGTCCGTGGTGATCCTGAAAGCGGTGAAACAATGATCAAACCAACTGAAACCCTGTACAAAAAGGTCGGCCGCAAGTATGTGCCGGTGGCGGCCCACTGGAGTGACTGCGACGGCGACCAGATGGCCGTTGGCACGTTCCGACTGACCTACGCATACGGCGACGGCGGCAAGCGCTACGAATACCAGGTGACGCCTGACACGGCAGCGGCAGTGGCTGCGATGACTATCGCCAAAAAGGCCATGGAGGTGGCGATTGCGGAGGCCGCGAAGATGATGCCGTCCGGCGGCCTGTACAGCAAAAAGGAACTGGCGACCATCAAGGAATTTCGGGAGCGCATGGGCGGCATGTTTCCGAGCTGGTGGCACCAGGCAAGCGCTCATGACATTGCGGATGCTGCGATCAAAGCGGTTGATGGGTTCAAGCCATGAACTCTGAATGCGCCACGCAAACCTCTTTCATCGACCTTGGCCAGGCCACGACCTGGTGCCCATCGTCGGCCTAAAAGTGCCGGAACCAAAAATGCAACTCAACGACATTGAAAGGAAGAAAAGAATGCAGTCCAATGAAGTCAAGCAATTCCCGCTGGCAGAGGTTCAATGCCGAGAGACTAATGCGCCAGGCCAATTGACGATCGTGATCATCGAGGACGGCCAGACCCAGGCCGCAGCCCTGCAGCGCGTCGGGCAGCCACCGGATGCCAGTGGTGTCATCTTCATGACGCCGCAAGATGCACTTTTGTAACCATCAGGAGACTTGGAAATGGAAACCATAAGCCGCGAAGAGTTAAACGATCTGAAGGGCACCATCGAGGACATGGGTATCTTGCTGAACGCCGCCAATGCTGCAATCAAAGTCCTGCTCAGAAATTCACCCGAGTCGGTGGTGATGCTGACACGATATTTGACGAGCACCATGGACGGGTCGAATGTGGTCCCACTCACCGCCGAGGAAAAGGAAATGTTCTGTCGGCAACTCAAAGGCTTGATGCCACCAAAGTGAATGGGTGTTGTATTGGGTGACGTAGTTCTTGCGCCACCCCAGTTGCACCCATACAATCCCCACCATCGACCAAGGCGCAAGCCTCTGGCCCGCTGAGCTTTTCGAGCCGCCAGCAGCTCACTGAACCCCGAAAGGGAGAGTGATGCTGACCAAAACAAACCCACCCCAAATGGCCCGCAATGCGGCGCCTTCAAGCTCCAGCGTGGAGCAGCTCCAGAAGCTCGCTTCCCAACTTCCCCAACTAACGCTCGAAACGTTCAGCCACTTTGCGCCGGGTCTGTATGCCCGCCAGTTGCTGCTGCCTGCCGGCGCGACCATCGTCGGCAAACGACACAAGAAGGAACACATCTACATCGTCACGCGTGGCCGTGTTGCTGTCGATTCTGGAAGCGGTGCCGTGATACATGAGGCAGGCTCCGTGCACGTCTCGCAGCCGGGCGCCAAGCGCGCCATCCATGCGCTGGAAGACGCGATCTTCACGACGGTGCACCGCACGGACAACACCGACCTGGATGACATTGAGCGCGAGCTGCTTGAGGAAGACGACACAGCCCTGTTCGATTCGAGCAACCAGCTCAAGTTCGATGTGCCCAAATTTCGCGAGCACACCAAGCGTGTGATCGCTGGCGAGAAGCCCGGATTCTGGAGCGATTGGACCGAGGAGCAGCAGGTGCTCTACACGTCCGGCGACTGGCGTGCATTCTCCGAGAGCCGCGGCTACAGCCCAGAAGCCATTGCCGAATATTCCGAATGGATGGACCGCATTGCGCAGGCCAGGGCCGCCGGTGTCAACGCGCTGGCCTTCATCCATGACCTGGCCACCGCAGCAGCGCTGGCAAACATCAAGCAAGACAAGCGGGGCGAGATTCTGAAATCGTCCCACGCACCATTTGAAAATCGTGGAGGTCAATCATGAGCTGGGTTGCAGTAGCAGTAGGCGGAGCCACCTTGTTGAGTGGCGTCCTGAGTTCCAACGCGCAGTCGAGTGCTGCAAGTTCAGCAGCTGGTGCGCAGACCGCGTCAGCACAGATGGGCATTGCTGAACAGCAGCGCCAGTTCGACGCAGTTCACAAACTGCTGTCGCCGTTTGCCGATGCCGGCACTCAGTCACTGTCACAACAGAAGGATCTGATTGGCGTCAATGGCCGCGAAAGTCAGCAGAATGCAATCGATGCCCTCAAGAATGGTGCCCAGTACCAGTCGCTGATCAAGACCGGCGAGAACTCGATCTTGGCAAACGCATCGGCCACCGGCGGGCTTCGCGGCGGTAACACGCAGAGTGCTCTGGCGCAGTTCAGCCCGTCCGTACTCAACGCCCTCATCAACGACCAGTACAGCAAGCTCGGTGGGCTGACCAGCATCGGGCAAAACGCTGCTGCAGGTGTTGGGAATGCGGGAATGCAGACCGGCAACCAGATCACCTCTCTGCTGGGACAGATCGGCAGCGCTGGCGCGGGCAATGCGCTCGCCCAGGGCAATGCTGCGGCAGGGTTCGGCAATGCGTTCACCAGGGGGCTTGGGGCCTATGTCGGCATGGGTGGGAATTTCGGGTCCGGTAGCACGGGCTTTAGCGGAATTGACCCCAACGGCGTTTTGGCAAACCTGAGTTCTACCGGTTACGTCCGTGCCGGTGGCGACTTCTCTGACATCCGCCTGAAAACCGACATCGAACCACTGGGCCTCGATGACAACGGCCTGATGCTGTACGCCTTCCGCTACATCTGGGGCGGTGCCAAGCACCTCGGCCACATGGCCCACGAGGTCATCGCCAAATTTCCTGATGCGGTCAGTAAGCACGCCAGTGGCTTCCTGATGGTCGATTACTCAAAAGTCTGATTCGGAGCCACCACATGCCATCCCCAAACGATTACAGCCTCAACGTACCCGACCCCTCGCAAGCCTTCATGCAAGGCCTGCAGAGCGGCGCCACCGTTCAAGACATGCAGCTTAAGCAGCAGCAGCAACAGTTCGCCTTTGCACAGCAGCAGGCCCAACAAAAGGCGTTGCAGGACTTCTACGCTAAGCCCGACAAGACACCCGATGACTATGCGCAGATGACCCTCGCCATCCCCGGAATGCGTGAACAGTTCAAGCAAGCGCATGACATCGCGACATCGGCCCAACAGCAGGCCAACCTGCAGCACGTAGGCGAGGTGGCATCGGCACTCACCATCGGGAAGCCCGATGTTGCAATTCAACTGCTTTCGGATCGGGCCAATGCCTTGCGGAACTCGGGCGCCCCAGATGCCGAGGTAAAGGCGGCACTCGCCATGGCAGACACGATAAAAGAGCATCCGGACTTTGCAGCAGGACTTGCGCAGGCAAGGCTGATGGCGACCCCTGGCGGTGACAAGGTATGGACCAACATTCAGGGGTTGGCCAAGCTGCCAGGAGAAGTGGCTGAAGGCCGAGCAAAGGCCACCCAGGCAACTTATGAGGCGAACAACACGCCGGAGCGCCTGGGTTTGGAGAACACCTACAAGGGTGCCCAGATCCGTGACCTGGACAGCAACATCGCCACGCGCGCTGGTCAGCTCAAACTGAATCGTGACACCCTGCAGACCGAGACGGAGATGAAGCTTTGGGAACTGCGCCAGAAGATGGACCCGAAGCTGAACCCCAGTCCCGAGGCGGTCAAGCTCATCAATGACTCGGCCATAGCATCAACCTCAGCAGAGCAGTCAGCGAATCAAATGGAGGACCTGGCCGGGCGGCTTGAAAAGCAGGGCGGTGGTTTTGGTGCTGCATCGACGGGATGGGAGTGGCTCAAGAAAGAGACGGGCAATCAGGATGCCCAGACCCAGATGCGCCAAGAGTACACGCGCATGCGGTCCTCGATGGTCTCGAAGATGTTGCCGCCGGGCTCGGCTTCCGACAAAGACATTGCGCTCGCGATGGCGGGATTTCCGCCCGATACAGCTGATGCTGGAACGATGGCGTCGTTCCTGCGCGGCATGGCCAAGATCAACCAACTGACAGCCGTGAGCGAAAGTGCAAAGTCAGAGTGGGTCAATTCTGTGGGCCACCTCGGCAAGCCGAACGCGGACATCACCATCGATGGCGTCAAGGTCGCCGCCGGCACCACGTTTCCAGACTTCGCCCGCAAATATATTGCTGCAAAGGTTGATCAGCGCGCCGCACTTGCTGCCCAGGCGCAGGTGCAGACGCGCGATTACATGCGACATGGTGGACAGCAACCTGGCACTCAGCCCGGACAGCCTGGCGTTGTGCAGCCCAGCGTGATTGGGGGGGACTGATCCATGGCCACCACCGCACCCAATTCATTCCGCGACCCGTATTACACTCAGCTCGCATCCAACACCGAAAGCAAGCTGGGCCTGCCCGATGGCCTGCTGTCGTCCATCGTCACCAAGGGCGAGCGCTCCAATGCCGACCAGGTATCCGAGGCTGGCGCCCGCACCGTGTTCCAGATCATCCCAGCCACGCGCAATGCGGCAATTGCAAAATTTGGAATTGACCCGTACCTGAGCCCAGAGAATGCTGCAGAAGTGGCTGGGCGCCTGCTCAAAGACTCGCTCGACCGTAACAAGGGTGACGTTGCCGCCGCAGTGTCTGAATTCCATGGAGGAACTGACCGCGCTAACTGGGGTCCCAAGACACGTTCCTATGTGCAGCGGGTCCTGGGCGATCTGCCATCTCAGCAACCAGTGGACCCAACAACGGACCAGTCTGCAGAGCCCAGCACGTTCAAGCGTGCCCAGGCCGCTCAGCAAGCAACCGACCAACATACCAGCGCCATCGCCAATGTGTTCGACGCCTACAAGGCCGGGCACATGACTCCGGACGAGTCCAAGCAGTTCGAAGCTGATGTGAAGTCCGGCCTGGTGATGCTGCCCAAGGGCGCTGCACTGATTGGTGCGCCACAGCCGACGGTGGGCACCAGCAAGCCTGAGCCCATGCTGCTACCCCAAGGCGTCACCGATGCGTATGTGGGCGGCCGGATGACGCAGCAGGAGCGCGCGCAACTGGAGAGCGACATCACGGCTGGCCTGGTGAAGTTGCCACCGTCGGCACAGCAGAAAATTCCGACTGGCCCGAACTGGGCGCAGCCAACAGAGCAGGGCGTGATTCCCCAGGCCGTGCAGCCAACCATGGGACAGCGGGCAGTCGGCGCGCTGGAGGCTGGAGCAAACACGGTCACCGGCCTCACTGGTGGCGCCGTGGGCATGGTGGGTGGCGCTGCCAAGGGCATTGCGCAGTCCATCATTGACGGCACGTATGGCCAGGCTGACGCCGTGCGTGCTGTGGAACAAGCTGCCGCAGCCGGCGCGAGTGCTTTGACCTATCAACCCCGCACCGACACTGGTCAGGACTACTCTGCCGCCGTGGGTGAGGGCATGCAGGCCATGCTTCCAGTCGCCCCAATCATGCACACCTTGCCGCCGGCCTTTGGCGGTGTGCGGCCCGCCGCGCCCGCATCGGTGCTTGCACGAGCTGGAGCCGAGGGCACCGCGCGCGACGTTGCCAATGCCGTGGCCAGGCCTGCTGAAATGGCCGGCGTTGTCGCACCAGGTGCTGCTGGTGACGTTGCCGCTGGCGCTGTCGGCGCAACCATTGATGCCGCCCGCACTGCTGCCACCAATACCGCTGATGGCGTTGTGCGTGCTGGCAGCACTGTGGCCGATGGCTCACGACGTGTGGTCAATGTGGTGGCCAATGCCCCAACCAGGGCGGCCGAAATGATGGGCTGGCGCGAGCCTGCTGCTGATGTGGCGCCCGCAGCTGGTGGCCGGGCCAGTGGCGGCGCAGCCGCGGTGCCCCAGGACATGGTGCGCGCCCAGAAGTCACAGAACCTGCCCGTGCCAATCGATCTGACACTCGGGGCTGAATCGCGTGACGCCGCACAGCTGGCCTTTGAAAAGGAACAGATGAAGGGGCCGCTTGGTAAGCCGCTGCGAGACCGCGTGGAGACCAACAACCTGCAGGCCATGCAGAATTTTGACAAGCTGATCGACTCCACCGACGCTCAGGCTCCAGACCTGGCTGCTGCTGGCAACAAGGTGGTGAATACGCTGAGCAGTGGCCTTAAGGCAGCAAAGAACCAGACCAACATCGCTTATGCCAAGGCGCGCAACTCTCCCGAGGCACTGCTGTCTGTGGATCCTGCCCAGGAGGTGACCATTCGCCACGCTGGCGCCGATACAAACACGTCCTTGATCGACTACCTCAACTCGGTCCCTAACGGCCTCAAGACCACGGCACTGACCGATCATGCCAAGCAATATGCTGTGCGCCTGGGCGTGGCCACCAAGGGCGAGGATGGCCAACTCGTGCCCGTGGTCACTGACGTCAAGACCATGGAGGCGCTGCGCACCGAAATCAGCCAGGCCACCGGGCATGAGCCAATTGAGATCAGACACGCCACCATCCTGAAGAAGCTGATCGACGCGGCAACGGAGCCACTGGCTGGGCCGCTCTACAAGGAGGCCCGAATCCTTCGTGAAGCCCAGGCACGCAAGTATGAGAACCGGGCCGTAGTAGCCAGGCTGATCACTGATCGCAGGGGCATGGATGACCCGCAAGTGGCAGTCGACCAGGTGTTTCACCGGTCCATCCTCAGCGGCTCGCCTGAGGAGATCACATTCCTCAAGCGCGTGCTGATGACCAATGGCGAGAGCGGCGTTCAGGCATGGAAAGAGTTGCAGGCGGCGACCTTGAAGCACATACAGGATGAGGCCACCAAAAGCATGGGCATGGACTCCAACGACCGCCCGATCATTTCCCCAGCCAAGCTGCACAACGCGGTGAGCATGCTCGACAAGAACGGGCGTCTGGACATCGTGCTCGGCAAGAAGCAGGCCGAGATCGTGCGCGACCTCAATGACGTCGTCCGCTACGTGAACACTGTGCCGCCAGGCACGCTGATCAACAACAGCGGCACGGCCGGCGCGCTTGCTTGGGGGATAGCGGAGGCTGGCGCCACCGGGCTTCTTCTTGGTGTGCCCATGCCAATGCGGATGACATTGAAGTTGCTGGGCCAGCACGTCAAGGACAACAAGATCAAGCTGAAGATCAATCGAGCCCTGAACGTAAAGCCAGCGGCAGCGGCTGCGCACCCTTAACCGGTTGCCTCATGGTAGTGGCCTGCAGGTGCTCATGGATCAGTTGGCGACATGGCAAGAAAGCGCCAATATTTTAATAATTTGAAGTTTTTTGTTGCTGTAAGTGCAAAATAAGTGCACGATAATTGCTCAATTGGAAACCCTGCGGCCATATTCGCGGGAGTCAAAGGACCATATGAACCTGCGTATTCAGAACCTCTTGAAACTGCACACGCTGCACGTGCCCGCTGACGATCATGGATCGGACACGGGCGGAACCGATACGGGCCTGCTGGAGCTGGGCGACGACGATGGCGTAGCCACTGGCGTTGATCACGACGAAGAGGAGGACCTGGCCTCCGTGACCGAAAGCGAGGGAGACGGCGGCGAAAGTGATGATGATGGTGGCGTTGTGATCACCATTGGTGACGAGCCTGCCACCAAGGAAGCAGAAGACCAAGCCCGAGCCCCTGACTGGGTCCGCGACCTGCGCAAGTCCATCCGGGAAAAGGACCGCGTCATCCGAGAACTCCAGGCCAAGATTTCCCAGGCCGCACCTGCGCCGATCCCCGTGGTACTTGGCGTCAAGCCCACGCTTGCAACCTGCGACTACGAAGAGACGAAATACGAAGCCGAGCTGACCGCTTGGCACAAGCGCAAGGACGAGACTGAGGCGCAGCAGCGCACCCAGGCAGCAGCTGAGCAGCGCTCGAAGGAGGCATGGCAGAACAAGCTGGCTGACTACGGCAAGGCCAAGGGCGCCTTGAAGGTCAAGGACTTTGAAGATGCTGAAGACGTGGCAAAGGAAGTGTTCAGCGTCACGCAGCAGGGCATCATCTTGGATGCTTCCGATAATCCTGCGGTCGTGATGTATGCGCTTGGAAAGAACCCTAGCAAGGCCAGGGAGTTAGCTGCAATTTCGAGCTTTGCAAAATTCTCTGCCGCAATCGGGAAGCTGGAGACGCAATTGAAAGTCACCCCCCGCAAGCTTGCTCCAACACCCGAGCGCACCGTCCGCGGCGGCGCGACCGGCGCAGCAATCGACTCGACCCTGGCCAAGCTGCAGGCCGAAGCTGACCGCACTGGCGACCGCACCAAGGTCGCCCAATATCACCGGAACAAAACGCAGGCCCAGCGCCGCGCTTGATCCACCAGGACTGCGCACCTCACGCGCCCCAGCCGGCCCCAGTGCCGCGTAGTGGGTGGGCAGGCGGCCAGCGCCTTTGCACAGCAGTCAGTCCGCCGGGCCCTGCAGCTCGGACAGGCCGGCGCGGAGGCGCCAGCCCTGCAGGTGCGGCCCTAGCATCTGCCATCTGTTCCAGGTAATCGAAACTGCCATACACGCGGCAAATTCTTTGCAGCATTCACCCGATTGGGGGATTGACACTCCCGGCGCCGATACACACCATCGAGCCAGCACAGCCACTTGGGGCCTTCATGTCAAAGCTGGTCAACACCCCGGGCGCCACGACGGCTGCACATTGGTCCACAACAGGGGGAATCATGAGGAAGTTTCTTTTGATCGCGCTCATGGCGCTGGCGGGGTGCGCAACGAACCACGGTGCAGTGCAGATTTCACCCGATACCTACATGATCTCCCGGACCGATAAGGGCGGCATCTTTGGCAACGCATCGGCGATGAAGTCAGAAGTGTTGTCTGAGGCTGGCGAATTTGCAGCAAGACTGGGGAAGGTCTCAATTCCCGTGTCCTTGAATGAACGGCCCATGATCGTTGGGCACAGCCTGGCCTCAATCGAATACCAGTTCAGGGTTGTCGACAAGGATGATCCAGAGGCCCGCCGCGTTGCGCTGATTCGGGGCCCCGACCTGGTGATCGAGAAGACGGAAAAAATCACCAACGACACCAATGTAAAAACGACCGGGCAAAAGGCGGACATGTACGCTGAGCTGCTCAAGCTCGACGATCTGAAGAAGAGGGGTGTTCTGACCCCCGAAGAGTTTGATGTGCAGAAGAGAAAACTGCTGAATTCGGCGCCGTAG